ATCCACCATTATATGTTTCCTCCTTATTGTTTGGTTATTATGCAGATGCTTTTTTGACTAATTCCATTCAGATATCTTTCCTGGGTAGAACAATTACGAGACTCCATATATCCCGCATATCCACTTCCATATCGGTTACCAAGACTATTCTGAACAATTAACAACATACTATTCACATTAACCTGCTTAAGTAGGCTGTAGTGTCCATATTTTCCTCTGTAAAGCTCGTGATGGAATACTGCCTTGTTATCATCGGTCATTAGGTCTCCGTATTTCCTCCATCGTTCTTTGGATGTGTCTCCGAGGTCGCTGAAGTTTACCCACTTGACCTGTAGTGTGATGCCTTCTTGTTTTGCTATGTATGCGATGGCGGTTTCTATTCCACTATGTCCAGTTCCATTGGTGGTTGTACCGGCATAGTTTCCGATTGTTCGCTCACTATAACCAGTGATGCCGAAGCGTCTTAGTGCTTGTTTGATGGCATGACAGGCACAGTGGTATGGACTTATTTGTCCTGCACAGTCTGGTATTTGTTGTTCACATAACTTCGTATTGGTAAATATGGTGTATGTTACTGATGAGTTACCACTGCTTGGTGTCTGTGTTGGACTAGGTGTTGTGCTGTTGAGTTTTCGGCAGGTGACTGGTCCATACACACCATCAACGCTTAGCTTCTGTTGTCGTTGGTATGCTTTCACTGCATTTTCTGTGTAGACTCCATAATCACCGTCAATGCTGCCGGTGTAGAGTCCTTTGTTTCGTAGGATGGTTTGGAGCGATTTGACATCCGCTCCACGGCTTCCTCGTTTGAGATTAATTTTACTGCAATTCATCGTGTTCACCTCACTGTTACTGTTCGGATATTACTCTGCAATCTACCTGTTTTCTTGTTAATTACAACTGCTTGTACTGTTCGTGTCTTACCCGCAAGATTAGCAGGTACAGTATACTCCAACGTGATAACACCCTCCATGTCAGGATAACAAGTCGCAACAGCACCATCCTGCTGGACACTTTTACCACCGACTTTGAAAATGCTCTGGTTTTGCCTGCTAGTCAACGGATTACCCTCACCATCAAATATCCTTGCGGTTAGAGTGCAGGTCTCACCAGCAACAAGCTCCACATAATCAAGGAATACACCCTGACCAATACCCGTAACCTGAATATATCCATCCGTGCTTGTCTCATGATAATACCTGCCCGGAGGACTATACAACCTATAGTATATTCTCGTATCATGAATCATATCATCAGATAATGATACAGTAGTACTTGTACTCCCTGCAGGAATAGTGTACTCTACTCCTCCCACGTCTAGTGTGAGAGGAACATTTATATTACCCATGATAGAGGTACATGAAACATCAAAGTGCATAGAGTAACCTGCTACGAGGTGTTGCATCAACACATCCACATCAGGACTGCAAGTTAATGTAATATCCCGTACCGGGGTATGCTCTTCAATCTCGCCTCGTAGTGTGGTAGGACAAATACCCACGCTGATTATTTGTTCTCGTGGCTCACTATCAATCAACTCAAAGTCACAAGGCGTATTGAATATCATTGTCAAGTCTGTCCGTGTAACTGTGAAATCATCCTCCACATCACCCGTGACCGTGTAGGAGTATTGTTTGCAAGTGTCATAGTCATACATTACACCAACAGGTGTATCATCCACGTATAGATAGCCGTGATTGTTGACAAGTTGCATGTCAATTGTGTGTCTACCCCTACTTAGTGCTGGTAACTCTGCTCGTAACCCAGTAGTACCCAAGCCATAGAATACGCTTAATCCACTGCTTATTGCATCTGTGTCTACTACTGCACGGATGGTATACTCCTGCCAGTCAAGGAATTCATTCGGATGATACACTGATTCATCGTCCTTGTAGTAGGGTAGGAATTGACATGCACGGCTTTCCAGTATCTTTGCACTTGCACTTCGTTGTGGAATTCGTAGGAACAGGTGGTTATAAGTGTATGCCTTGTTTGGCTTTTTATCTAGTTCTGCTAGTACACCGTCAACGTAGATGTAACCACGTGGAAGTTCTATTGATACCCTGTGTCTACCAGTTAATGGTTCTTTTAGCTCTCTGGTGGGATTGGAGTTCTTCGTGTATCCTTGCCCGGTTGCCCATACACCGAAGAGGTATTCTGTGTTGTTGTATCCTTCCACGATATACTCGAGGACAATCATGTTATCCTTTGTTATCATTCCCATGTTATATCTAAATACATCGTATTCATCACTGGTATCCCTTGTGTATATTCTACCCTGAGATGTGCTTTGAATAGTATTCTCTCCACTTGTACCATCCATCGTGTAATATGGGTAGTAATTAGGGAATGGTACGACGAAGTCATGACTGGCATCAATCCACGTCTTAAACGTGTAAATACTGTTACATGCTTCATAGCCCAACGTTGCAGGATAATCTACCGTGACCACGTGCAAACCAGGACGGAGAAGGTGTGTATCCCTGTAAGTAGTACTTTCACCTGTATCATAATCAACCAGGACTGGAGCGTAACTGTCTAGGGTATACGTTAGTTGACAAGGAGTATTCACCCGTTCCTCCCCATCCACCAGTACATCAAAGGTATAATCAGATAAGTATAATTCATTACGGTTAGCACCAGGAAGGCTTGTTGGTCGAGGGGATACATCGTTTATTGTCATCGTTGTGTGAATGGTATTTGCCAGTACACTATACCTGGTCACGGGTATGTATTTGTCGATGAAGTCTTGTTTTCCCTGCATGTTGATTGACTCGTAATTTGAGGGGTTGTCTTCTGGTATGAGGAATACGTACACGCCGGGTTGTATGTTGTCCTCGAAGTCAGGGTATTGTTCGGTGATATTGTCTATGAGTTGTTGGTTATCTAGTATGGTGCTGTCGGTTACAACTACATCTTTGTATCCGTACATGAGGTCTAGTAATAATGCTCCAATGTTCCTGTCATGCATGTGCTCCCGCAACTGTTTAAGTCGTTGGAGGTAGTAGTAATCATCCTCAGTACAAGGTTGCACCACACCATTCTCCACTTCCTTACCGTAAAACGGTGGAGTTGAGAGAGAAGCACTTGCAATGGGGTAACTGATATACCTCTTCCGTGGCAAATTCAAGATTAAGCCAAGATTGTCAATATACTCATCATGATCATACACATCACCCACCACAACATCATTCTCAGGATAACCCTTCTTATAGGTAATATCATCAAAGTCCACCACAGTCACCATGAATTCCGCCATATCCACGCCCGTGTTATTCGGCGTATTGAATGTGACCACTGTTTCCATTACTCCATCATCCTCCGAGTACTCCACTTGATACGTGTAATCACCCGTGATATTAATTGACCGGATAAAACCACTACTACACGATACATGCACATTATACACGACTACATCACTGGTAGCCACACGTTCTATGAGGATAGGACGTTCAAGTGATGCCCACTCCTCAATCAAGTTCATCTGACTATACAAGAAGTTATCCACCTCCTCCAGTAACGCTGCATGCTTCTGAATATTCGGTCCATCAAGGTATGATGGTAAAAACTTACTATACTTCTGCATTGGCATACTTATATCACCACTGTCACAGTACCACAACGGAATTTATGATACTCATCTACTGTTGTATCCTCTGTACTAGAAGAAATACTCAGCAACTCAGGAAACATATTATGCAAATGACTAAGCAACCGTGATTGAGTGAAAGACTCGCCAATACGTAATCCACGATTAGATGAGCCATCCCTGTTATACCCACCATCAATGAATACTTTAACCTCTGATTCAATCAACTGCTGTAACTCAGCCACGGTATAACTAATAGGATTATCCACCACGGAACAAGACACACTAACATTCAAGGGTGTCCTGGATACACCCACACACTCAGCTGGTTGATCCGTGAATATCATACAATGCTCCTGCACACCCTCCTCAATCCTGGAAAGTTGTGATTCAATACAATCACATACAATAGTCAACGTACCAATCTCACCCTCTGGGCGTGGAACAAGCAAGTAATCATCCAATCCCTCAAGGTCACCCAAGTATGCATCAAAGCATTGCCGGGTTCCACGTTGATTAGCAACATTCCAGAGTAGTATACGCTGCCTGTACTCGCCATCATTCTCAATATCACGTCCACTTGTACCAGCATCCCGGTTAAACGTGCTTATCTGTGGAAATCCATTTAAGCCATACACGCTGTCAATTGCTACACTACGTTGTCTTGCCATAAGATTACTACTACACAATACAGTCGCAGTAGTAACACCAGCAGGAATTGTAACATCCTCATCCGTCGAGTACGTGACATAATCCGGTACCTGTAATGCATCAATAATCAACTCAGTACCCCGGGGAATAAAAATAGGATTATCCTCGGGTAGTGTCAGGTTCAACTCTACCTCTAACTGAGCTGCAACGCCCATATGCCTTGGCACATTCAACAAGTTTCCTATCTTGTCTAGTTGTGCTCCTACGGCTGTTGCTACATCTACACTTTGATTCACGCTTTCAAGTTGTCTACTGAAATCATGCAATACATAAGCATGAGCTGATAAGTCGATGATGTACTGGTTCTCGGTGATTTCACCACGTAGTACTTGTTGTATGAATTGGTCATCAACGCTTATTAGCTCGCTCGTTTGTGCCTGGTTTAGCATCATTTGCAGGATTTCTTTTTCGGTTCTATATTTCATGGATTGTAATTACCTCCTTATTGTCATTTATGAGGGTTAATTGTACTCCCGTACTATACTCTGGTACCTCAGTAATGTGTGCTTGTACTGTGCTTACACCATGTACTTTTTGCACGGTATGCTCTACTGTTTCTCTCATTTCTTCTCTTCGTGTTTCTGTCTCTGGTTGTTTTATTAAGTCATGAACAGGACATCCTTTTCCCTCATAGATTTCGGGTGCTAGTTCATCTGGTCGTAGTAGTACTGCGTGTTTGACTGCTTGGATTAATTGCTTGTTTCCATTACATATCCTTACATCATCAAACATGAAATCCCAGTCATACGTGCCGATACTTGTTCTTTTTAGTAGTATGTCTTTCATTGTTGTTGCACTCCATCCTTTGCATGATTCTTTGCCTTAATACTCAATACCTCATCGGTCATGTACACTTCAGTTTCCCCGAGGTCAACCAGTAATTCAAGGTCAGTACATACACCACAGGATGCACCTGTAAATCCCAGCACAACACTACGGTCACCCACCGTCAATACAGTACAGCCAATCTCATTACGCAAGAATACTTTACCCTGATTATCAGGATTCACTGGTGAACCCCACCTGACACACGGGAGAGGCTGGAGTATCTCTGCTACCTTGTTATCGGTGGTGATTATCTTGTTTCCATAGTTGCTGATTATCTTGAATTTCTTTTCCTCAAGGGTTATCTGTGCATTGCCAGACTGGGTAGTTGTTGTGCCACCTGTGCCTGTAGTCCCTGCTCCTGTACCTGTGGGGTCTCCCATAGTATTAGGAGTTAAATGTGGTGTGGGGTTGGTGGTTATCTTCTTAAGTTGTTGTCTTAGGTAATGGTCTGTTATTGCTGCCAAATTAATTCACCTCTGTTATGGTGCGTTTCTCCATACGTACATTCCGCCCTTGTAGTTTTGGGCATGGGCGTATTTACTGATGTTTGTTTGCTTGTATGGGTAATCATTCCATGTTCCATTCTGATAGATTTGTACACTTCGATGATTGCTCACATATCCATTATTATATTCGATGATACGTGTTTTTATGCCGACAGCGTTGAGTTCTGTGTACAATGCATCACTCCATGCGTGACAATCACCACATCCACTTTTTTTCATATCAGCATAATTACTTGTAACATAACCCTTTGCATTTCCGTCACGTGCAAGTTTTGCACAAAAAGTATACTTTGATGCGAGGTTGTTTCCGATTTGTATCATGTCACCACCACTTGTCTTGTTTTCCAAGTCAACACTAGCAGTCTCTGTTTTCTCCATATAACGGCTGGGTGGAGCACGCTCCAACGTCAACTGCATCGTATGCTCATCCTCCATACTCAACCGGTGAACATAGTAAAAACCATACTCGCCCACACTATCTAATTCTAGTTTCACATATTTGTTACAAACCACGTATGGGTCGGGGACAATGGCTAATTCAAGGGTACGGTGGACATCTCGTTGTGCTACAGCCAACATATCTTCCATCCAAGTTTCCCAATGCACATTATTATCCGATTGTTTTGGTACTTTTTCTTCTTTCTTCCCAAATCGTTTGATGAGGTACTCATGAGACATGGAATGAATGGTGTCGTCCACGAAATTAGGGGTATCTGGACTCCAATCATTAAAAGAGATGGAATCATTAATTACTACATTATCACGTATGACGGGAGCTCCTACTCTGTCCTCTTCTTTACGGCGGTCGAATGTGTTTGTTGTTGCTCGGTTGATGTATACACAGTTATCCCATAATGCTATTCGTACTCCGTATTGATCCCAGTCACTGACTACTTGCTTGATAAGGTCGAGTACTGTAGTACCCCCACCACCCGTATTTCCTGTACTTGTGTCCCCTCCTCCTCCTCCGAGGTTTTTGAGGAACATATCTGCCATTTCTTCCCCAGTATTTCCATGACTAAATATTGCAACGTCACTATTTTCTTGGTAGACCTGTGGTAATGTTTTGCCAAGATAAGCGGATAAATCCATTCTCCAACTGAAGTTATCATCGCCAGCTCTATGTGCTTTCCAGGTCATTACACTTTCTTCATTTTTCCAGTAGGGAATACTGAATTTTGACGCTTTATAGCCAGTCCCTTTACATCCGTTTACGAAGTCTGCAAATGTTCCTATGCATTTTCCGGCAGCTATTTGTACCATTATGTCGCAGCTGTGTGTCTGGGCGTATTGTTGCACTACGTTTGGCCCACGGCCTACATATACACATGTGTGACCTGCCGCCTCTACCTTTTGTATGAAGGCATCAGCACATGCTTTGTCTTCTGCTACACTAAAGTCCTGGTCGGTTCCCACGGCAATCTTCAATGTACACCACCCCCTCCAGGCGTGTTTCGTTTCCACTCGTAACTGCCCAGCTTCGTGGGAAGAAAACCAAGGTCACCATCATAATCCTGTGGAACTTCGGGTATTTCATCCCTGAAATCATAAAACACACTCCGAATCACGGAGGTATATTCTCCCTCTGGTGGGGTGGGGATTGTGTCTGTGCTTACACTCACAAGCTCATCATCATTGACGTATCTTGTATAAATGGTTTGTCTACCATACGATACTGCGTATGCATTCTCATCAAGATATACTGTCTGACATGGACAGGGATAAGCGTATACACCCGTGGTTACTTCTGTCCGTTGATCTATAACTGCGTCAAGGTTGGTGATTCTACGGTATTTGTCTAAGAGGTAGTGCCAGAGAGCAGATTTGATTTCGCCTCTTTGTTGTTCGGTCAGTGTCAACTCTTGTCACCACCATCAAGTTGTTTGAGTATGTAGTATTGCTCGTTTTTAAGCTTCTTTTTCATCCACGGAGTAGTTTGTACCCGTTGCAGGTGGAGCATTGCCTCTATTTCCCTTAATCTTTCTTCATAGTAATTTGTCATATCATCACATCCAGATAAGAAGAGAAGAGAGAGTAGATGAATGTCTACTCTGCTCCACCTTCACCATTCTGCTCACTAGGCTCTGCTGGTGTTAGTGCTGCGACCTGTGCCTCAAGCTCCTGAACACGAGCAGTCAACGTTTCCACTTGACCACTGAGTGTTTCATTCTGTGTGGTCAATGTACCATTCGCTGCTGTGAGAGTTTCATTTGCACTTGTCAACTCAGCATTAGCTGCAGTCAACGTGGTAATTGTATCATGCAATGACTCATATGACTCTGTGTCCTGCTGTACACCCGTATCATCAAGGGTGGACTGGTAGAGCTTCCATACAACTGCGAGGAACATCTCAACCGTTCCACCAACACTGTAATTGTACAACTCATCACTTAACTCTGCACTTGCACCATCTAAGTCCAATGTATACTCCACGGTATCACCGGTGATAGTATCACACACAACCGTTAATGAGCCGTCCTCGACGGTTACCTCTGATATGCTGAAGTTGAATAATGCTGCGTTCTCTTTTTCTATTGTGTGTTTAGTATTGTTGTTTTTTATAAATCCAAAAGCGGTTTTGAATCGTTTGTTCTCGGCTACGTATGCCATCTTTAATCTCTCCTTTTTATTACTATTGTTTTCTCAATTCTAGGATAGCCCTATGCAGACTATCAAATTCTACCACACGGCCGCCTCGCATATACACACGAACACGGCCACTTACCAAATCAATCAATTCCAACCGGGTCATAATGGAACACCATGTCCCCTGACATAATCCTCCAAATACACGCCCCTATACTCACCAGTGAGGACATCAAAAGCGAGAAGAGGAGCTTCCTCACCAAATCCAAGGGCTACCACTTTCTGACCTTCCTTGTCATCCATCAGGTAAGCCTCTTCAAACCAGGAGGGTATCTTAGTATAATCTGACTCGGCTATCCATTCCTTGAGGTGAGGTGTTATTAGTTCTTTTAGTTCATTGCTTATCATTTTGTTTCCTCCCTTTTTTTCCATTAGTACCAGAGCCTTGGCTGTGGGTTGTCCCAAGTACCTGTTGGCTTGATATTTCCATGGTTTGCATGACCATAACTTGGCAAGCCCCAGCAAGTCCTTGCACATATATCTACAAGTGTCCATCCGCCATTTTCCCATACTGCATTGTAGAAATGTCCGGGGATGTGACAGATAATTGCTTTGTATCCGTTCACGTCAAATATACATTTCATCAACCGTGCAAAATCAGCACAATTACCCACTATCTTACCTGTCTTACCAGCATTCCACATTGCTTCAGGACACCGTGCAGAACCTTTCGGGTTATCCCCATACTTCTGGTATTGACATTTGGCTTCTACAAATTCCACTAATTCCTTCACACTACTGTTATGACTTGCGGTATCGGTAGCATAACTCCGACTACTGTTTCCATGAGCTACCTTACTCTTAGCAGTACAACGAGGAGGATTACACCTGTGATCAGCCCACCGGTCACTCTCATACACATCTGATGGGTTACAGTCAGCATTACTCATCTGAACAGTACCTCCACCGCCACTATCACCAGTAGCAGTACCCGTACTATCCGTCTTAGTTGCATCAATGGTAAACTCATCATTAGGCATACCCATCAAGTCAATCTCCCAATCCAAGCCAGCCTCACTGAGAATATCCTCCAAGTGAGTCAAGCGAGGCTTAGTACCAGTATACTCAGCCAACTGCTGCTCCAAAAAGGCAGTATAACCAACCAACTTCACATCAACAAACACCTCACTATTCTCAGTCACCAACTGAATATCGCTAATATACCCCGGAGTATCCCAAGCCCACCACTCACCATTATAATAATTAATGGTAGCCTGTTGCATCAAACGAATATGATCTAAAATATCATTCTCCCATAGCAGTCGAATGTTTGCTTCCATGGTTAACCCTTCAGCATCCCATGCAAATGTCGGAAAGCCCACAATCATATCCGCCCCACAAATATACACCTCATCATCAGTATAGGAAAGGTCATCTTCACTTCCACCGCTTAAAGCAGCAATTTTCAGGTTGAATACTCTACAAGTAGCTGAGCCAAACAATCCATCAGCCAATAAGCTACCTGATGCATTCTGTAATGCTTTGACAGCTGCTTCTGTTACAGGGCCATAACTACCATCTACTGTTCCATTGTAATAGTTAAGTTGTTTCAATCCAGTTTGAAGTGTCTTGACTTGGTCACCGCTGCTACCAGGGTGTAAATCCATCCCATCACAATTAAATGTGCCTTTCACGTTACCTCCACTTGATTTGGAAGGATAAATTCGTTTAATGCTCATTCTTTTAACGGTTGTTTCTTTGACTTGAGGTGTGACTGTTTGTGTTTCTATTTCTATTTCTTCTCCGGTTTCTTCATCATACTCTGTTGTTGTCTCTGACTCGGTGGTGGAGTCCGCCTCATTTATTGTAGTAATGGTTTCCTCGGTTTCAACAATTACACGTGGAAGTACACGTAATTCTGCATATAAATGTCGATTGCTCGGTGGAATATCATTCCAACAATCACCAACAATATAAGGGGTGGATTCGGTTTGTGTTTTGGATTCGTTTTGTACTCTTTTGACAAAGTCAGGACAGGTCTTCTTGCCGAACCATCCATCAGGGTCATGTCCCGTGTCTTTCTGGAACGCTTTCACCGCATTCTCTGTAACTGTTTTAAAGTCTCCATCCACTACTCCAGTATAGTATCCCCAATCTTTAAGGTATTTCTGGAGGATTGTGACTTTCTCAGTGTCAGTACTGCCATACTTGAGACTAGTGTTTTCACAGTCAAATACCGCTCCTTCCTTGGACACAGCCTTTGTGAGACTGGTGAGCTTGGTACATGTTTTTTCACCAAAGATTCCATCCACATCTAAGCCGTATCGTTGTTGGAATGCACGGACTGCTTGCTCGGTTCCATCACCCCACTTACCATCTACCTTGTAGCCAGTGTAGTATCCGAGTGTTTGGAGGAGTGTTTGCATCTGCTTGACATCATCACCAGTACTATTATACTTCAATCGTATATTCGGACAATCTAAAGCCATTTCCGTCCCCCGTCATAATATTTAATCAAGTGGAAGTTCAGTTTCACCCAGTGTCCTGTCAGATGAGTAAATGTAACAGAGTACACATATTTTCCTGACTTAATTCCATGACCCCCTATATCACATGGTTCGCGATGTGTTTCCACTAGGTAGGGGTATATTTTATCATATTCTTCCCATAGCATAGTACATTCTACATCTTGCTCGATGGGAGTCCAATGCCCCATGTATTGTTTGTTTCGGTTATCCATGAGTTGGATTGTCTGCCAATCATCATCAACGAATTCTCTGCCTTCGCTTACATCTGTACTGATTAATCGTAGACCGTTGATGGTGAAATTATAAAACTTATTCTTGGGGATGAATTGGTAGTCGTTTACGTCTATTTTTTTGACTGTGTCTTCTTTCTTTGTTGTGGTTGTAGTTGTTGCATTGTTATTGTTGTTATCCTTGGGTGCTTGGTATTTTGTGGCTCCTATGGTCTTGTTGAATTTTTTACAGGTTGCCTCACCAAACCATCCATCAATTTGAAGTCCACCAGCTGCTCGTTGATATTTTTTAACGGCTTCCTCGGTGTATGTTTCGTATTTTCCATCGATTTTTAGTTCTTTGCCACCAACGCTGGTGTAGTAGCCGAGGCTTTTCAGGTGTGTTTGCAGTAATTTAACCATGTCTTCATCGTTGACTTGATTAGCTTTGAGGTCGGTTTTGCTACAGTCAAAACCGGTTACTTCTTTTGTTACTTGGGCTTTGGTGATTGCATCGTTGAGTGCTTTACAAGTCTTAGGGCCGACATTTCCATTTTGCCCAGTACCGTACTTTAGCTGAAATGCCTTGACTGCTTTCTCTGTCCAAGGCCCGAAACTTCCATCAATCGATAACTTTGACCCATTCGTACTGGTGGTGTAGTAGCCGAGTGTTCGTAGCATGGTTTGGAGGTTGGTTACCTCCTTTCCCTTACTACCATTCTTAAGCCATGTTTTACTGTCACTTGTAATCTTACTACAATCTAATGTTGTTGTTGCCATAGTTTATCACAATCCTTGTAATGCATTGTACAGTACCTTCTTACTCTGTGCCTGTGTTAGCTCGCCACATTCGAGGGTTATGTTCTCAATGTGTATGTGTCGGCTGTTGTCTTTATTGGTCACGTTACTGTTCTTGGTTGTTGCCTGAGTGGTGGTTGGCACCGCATGCATCTGTTGAAGGTTACTGATGAGTGGTTGTATTTGCATTGTTCGTTGTAGATCTGCCACGCTTGGCACTCTTCCAAATTCTACATTTGGCTTGAGTACTCCTGGCATTCCATCAGTCCATGCCTTGACAATATTACTTGCCGCCGTGTAACTGCTACGCTGTGCATTATGTCCTGCACGTGATATGTGTCCCTCAAGAGATTCAAACTCCCACTTAGTGAAACGTTGAATCTTACCCGGACTCCTTGCAGATAACCCTGACATGAAGCTTGCTACAATACTAGCAGCTCCGAGATTTGCTTGACTTGCAGCATTAGCTAATGCATTTTTAATCTTACCAGGTATTTTGTTGAGTTCTTCCTCTACTTTCTTTGGTATTTCCATTATCTTGTCTATGATGTTTTGGTAGATTTGTTTGGCTCCTTCCATTGCACGTTGTGCTGCTTCTCCAAGCTTCTCTGATACCGCTGGGCCAATCTTACTTAACCAGTCACGAGCTTTATGATACGCTTCCATTATCTTATCACGTATAGTATCCCTGATACGAGCCATCAACTGAGCAGTCTTGAAACGTATATCAATCAACTTCTGCTGGAAGATAAGCTTCAACCTTTCAAGTCGTACAGAAACCCAACCAGGAATATACATGATTGCATCAATAATAGCCTTACGGATACGAGCCATCAACTGAGCAACCTTAAATCTGAGTGCTATCAGTTTCTGTTGGAAGATTAATTTCAACCGTTCCAAGTGAAATGCAATCCATGCTGGTATACCAAGAATAGGATCAATAATCGTACTGCGTATACGAGCCATCAACTGTGATGCCTTAGTTCGTATCTCACCTAGCTTCTGTTGAAATACTTGTTTAACACGTTCAAATGCAGCCGCTACTCTGCCAGGAATACCTGTAAGGGCAGTCCATATCCTGCCACCAATACTCTGGAATCCCTGGACAATATTATTCCACGTGTTGACGAGGACTTGTCTTGCTTGTGGCCATATTTCACTGAATACTTTTCGTATCATTGTAGGTATTGGCATGATGACTGCCATTATACCACTGCTAAGGCCGCCTCCGTCTACTCCATCACCTAATCCGGTAAGGGCACCAAGTATGGAGTCTTTGATTCCCTTCAATGAATCCGCAAGGAGTTTTGGCACATTACGCAGAGCATCACTAAGCTTTATGCCAAGGCTATTGGCAATTTGTCCTACTGGTGTAGCATCTATTATCCTGCCAATCGTACCTGGAATATCGCTAAGGGCAGATTGCAGTCCATTGTACACCCATTCACCAAGGCCAAATAATGCATCAGATAATTTCACGCCAAAGGCATTCATTATCGCACCCAGTGGTGAAGCATCAAACAATGCCCGGATAATACCCATAATATCTATAGAGCCAAGGAAGTCCTGTAATTGTTGCATTGCTGCTGGGAAGTCTGTGAATAAACGTCCACACCATTCGAGGAATCCCATGATTTGACCGCCGACCCAACTGAGTGTTTCGCCGAATTTCTTGAACATTCCTCCAAGGTCATTCCACCAGCCCAACTTCTTACCCACTTCATAAAGTAGTATGAACGCTGCAACTACAGCTGCAACTACAGCTATAATCGGTAAGAGTGTGCTGACAAAGAATGAAACTGCTCCCGCCAGTAATGGGAATGCCGCACTTAACGTAGTAACCATTCCACCAAGTGCTGCTATTACTCCACCAGCCGAGGCAATCGCAGATATCATAGTACCAAATGCCATAATAGCCGGTGCAAGCATAGCTAACGCACCAAGTACAACCCCGACAACACCACCAATCAAGAGTATCACTGATATAACAGTCTTAACCGGCCCAGGCAATTTATTAAATGCATCAACAACCCACTGAATTGCAGGTACAATCATCTGCAAAACAGGAAGTAATGCCTGACCAAGACTAGTCTTTAAAGCACCCCAACTGTTCTGTAATCGTGCAATCATTGCCTCGGTAGTTTCACCATGAGCCTTCAACGCATCAGTATTCTGATTCAAGATATCATTCATGAGACGCTGTTTGTCAATAGAACCATCAGCTGCACGATAGTTTTCAATCTCAAGTCCGGTAGCTTTACGGAGTGCCTGAGCACGACCATTCAATGCACTGGTAATCATCTGAGCAGCTTCAGTCTGAGTAGTACCAGTACGAGCAGCAAGTGCCGCGACACTCTGCATATTATTCTTCACGAAGTCAAAACTATTACCAGCCTGCATCAACGTAGCAGATGCCTCACGAGTATCACTCACAGCATAACCATAACTGTTACTGACATCACGAGCCCACTGCTTAACTTCCTTACTTTGTTGTTGCCAGTTACCACCAGCACTATTCACCAAGCCTCCATACCGACTCCACGCAGCCTCCGATTGTACAGCCGCATCAATACACTGCTTTGAGAACGAGAGTGCTGCTGCACCAGCAGCTGCAAAAGCCAAGCCAGCCTCAGTACCAAGTTTCTGCTTAATATTCGCACCAAACTTCGTGACACTAGCACCAGCAGATTTCAAGTTTCCCTGCAACTGCTTCCCAAACACGGTAATCCGACCACCAAAACCGGTGACCTGATTACCCGCTGCTTGGAAGTGTATACCTGCTTGACGTTCAAACATTCCCAAGCCAGCCCCAGCAGCTGCAAAGTCAGCCTCCGTACCCTTCGCCGCAGCACTACTATTATTCCTGAAGTTTTTGAAGCCATTAGCTGTTTCATTGACTGTGTTGGTTACTGTTGTTTTTACTTGGTTGAGACCTTGTATGGCTTGGCTGGCATCAGCAGTTACCTTGATTATTATATCACTTACTGTGTTTCCCGCCATTATCTATTCGTCTCCTTCTGTTTTCTCTTTCATTTCTTCATATTCCCTTTGTTCAAGGATGAACATGTGATTATAATACATGATTAATAATCGTATCTCAGGGGTGTACATTCCCCGTATAACCTCGCCAATACTATAACCATGGTTCTTTGATACCTCTACGTATACACGCATGGGGTATGATTTAATCAGAGTCACGAAATATTTTCTCAGTATCCACATCCTCAAGATGAGCTAAATCCTTGACCTTGTTAAAGATGAGAAGTAGTATGCCAATATTCATACGAGTGTATATTTCTTTCATTTCCTCGTAGGTGCATTCTTCATCAGAGAATGTGGTCTGCCGTGATAGGAATTCTATTGCCGTGTTTTTCACTGTGTCAGCGTTGCGTATTGCAATGTCCATCTCAATCTTCTTTGCAATTGCAATTTCCTCGGGTGTTTGTGTTTTACCATTCTGGTAATCCGTGAATACCTGTGTTTCCTCGGCGGTGTAATCCTTGAATAATTCAAGGGCTCCACTTACCTCTAGTATTGCCTGTGCATCAGTGACTGGCTTGACAAGAAGATGTAATTTCCTCTCTTCATTGTTATTAAGTGGGTAGTACACGGTTAATTCTTGTGGTTTTTCTTGTTCATCAAGCAATTGTAGGAATCGTGTACGAGCAGTTAATTGTCTTTCACTTTCATCATAGTTTTCCATGGTCTCAAGTGGCTTGTACTTTTGTATTGCCGGACGGTACCTGGCAAGCACGCCTTCAAGTATGGTATGCTCCTCAGGTGATAAGTCTTCCATGTTGATACACTTAGCTAATACTTCTTGTTCTTCCTTGTCTTTAACACTTGCAAGGGGTATTTGCATTGCCTCTGTACGCCATGTGGTTTGACTGAATAGTTGTCTTGCTCCTTCCAGTCCCCCATCATCATCTGTGCCTGTTTCATGGTTTATGTTTTTGAGTTCTTGTTCGTTTTTATTAATCATATATATAATCACTCCATTCCATCTTAGTATGTGTGTGTGGGTGGTGAAGAAAAAATAAAAAAGAATACAATAAAAAAAAAAGAAAATATGAAAGCCAGTCAAAAACTGACTAGCTCTCATACTTCCTGCTAATAGCCTTCAACTTCACATCAAACGGACTAGCATTCTCTTTACTGATCTCTTCAATACCTACACCGATGAGGTTGTAGTCAAGTCTGAGTGCCCCCGTCTTAGGATTGTAATCATAGGTCTGCATGTTAGGAAGTCCTTCAAGGTATCCTTTGAATGATTCCTGCTCCTTCTGAAGCAGGTTGAAGAATGGTTTCTTCTCTGGATCAACTCCGGTGAGCTGTACCTCGTATGTCTTTTTACCGAATGCTACTGCGTATGGGTAGATTAGTTGACTGGCTGTGTATTCTGTGCTTTCTTGTTTTTCTGTGACTTTGACTTTTTCACAGAAGATGTATTCCCCGTTGATTCTTACTGCTTCTTGTTGGTATCTTCTCTCGGTTCCCACAGTACTTGTTACTTTTCCATTTGCATCTTTTGCCATTTGTTTTCCTCCTCTATGCTATGTTGGTGTTTACGTTGATAGCGATTGTGCTTTTAATCGGCTTGATTTGACCACTGACGTTGAATGTGTATACATCACTGCCCTCGGTTACGAGTAGTTCACTATCTGCTTCTACTATCTCTCCATTGTCAATGAATCTTCCGAGTACGTTGTCTATGTCTACTTGTAGTGTTACAAGTCCACCTTCTATGTCATTTGGTGTTTTGACAAAGTCATCACAGGCGTATTTGACTTGGTTGAGTACTTCATCACATACTCTTCTGGATAATAGTAATCCGTCTGCTCCGTTTCCACTGAAGGCAGTGCTTACTCCTAGGTTGACACGGTAAACGTAGCTACCCTTAATCATTTCCCCGCGGATGAATAGTATTCCCTTGTTCTGTAGGCTTATCATGTCACTTGTCGTGAAGTTATAAGCAGGGGTACTGATAGCCGTGTTGATTACTGGGTAACCGATTTCCTCGTTGTACTGTGCGGCGAGTATTCTGCCAGCTACAGCTCCAGGGTAATCTGGTAGTATGCATGCAATTCTTCCACTGTTTATACCGTTAATGGTTGTGGTGAGTGCTGCGATGCATGCTGCTTCATCAGTGGTACCGGATGCCTTGTTTTCTACGGCGTCAGTGATGGTACCGTATGGTACTACGTAGGCGATTCTTGTTACTCCGTTGGTGTAGCAGGTGTTACAGCCGGTTTTGAGTGCTCCTAGTTTGGCGTTGATTGTGTTTGCATTTGCACTTTTGGTTTCCTCGAAGTAGAATACGTCTCGGATTTCATTCATGTGACTGCTGTCTACTAGTATCTTTGTGAAGTTTGCTGCGGTGTCTGTTTTTACGCTGTATACGTAGAATTCATTGTTTATCATGCCTGCTTCGTTGAGTGTTTCTTCTATGAAGTTGATTGTCTCTGTTAGTCCTTTGTCGGTGGCTACTGTTTTGAATGCTGTGAGGTTTGTGAATTTCACGTATTGTTCATCGATGCTTTCTATTTCTGTGCTTGTTTGTATGATGAATAATGGTGTGGTGGTGCTTGTTGTTGTTACGCTTCCGATTGTTTCGGTGAAGTATACACCTGGTAGTTTTTCATATGCCATTTTTTTTATTCCTCCGTATGTGTTTTATTATTTTTTTTTTGTTTATTTTTCCCCTTTTATTATGTTTTTTTCTTGTTTTTCGGTCTTGTTTCACTTTTTTTTTGGGTGAGGTGTTCTGTGCGGTATTGTCGTTTTACGGGGAGTAGTCGGCAGTACACGGGAACACCCTCTAGTTCATGGTGTGTCATGTTTGTTCAAGAATAAAAGTCACCGTACCCTCTGTTACGTTTTCATTGTTGTAGGTTACACTGGTACTAAGGTAGACCGTGTCACCCCTGTTAGCCGTAACATCAGATACAATAAGTACCGGCGTCTTACGAACCGTCAACGTACTATTAGTACTAACTGCATTTTTATAATCATCATTTTGGGAATACACGCAGACTATGGGGTATGTTCTGCCTTCTGTTGCCCCTGCTGGACATGCAAGCCCACTCAATCGGATTGTACCATTACTATCCACATTACACATGATTGTCTCTTGAGTAGCATCTTTGATTAGTTTCCCATTTAGTTTGAATGCTGCCTGTCCGCTGGTTACGGGTGCGTTGTTTTCATCCACCGCATGAGCCACTAAATCAACAGTACCCCCGATATTAACACTAACATCCTCAATGGTCACTGTAACAGGCATACGCACACGTAATACCCCCGTACCCTCAGCGCCGAGGTTAGTACTAGTCTGCGAGGACACGCACCGAATCGTATGCACACCAGCAGCAGCATCCCCTGGTATAGTATAACTACACGAGTACTTCCCAGTAGTTGTATCAGCAGTACTACTTGTACCCACAGGGGTATTATCCACGTAGAACTCCACACTAGTATCCGTGATACTAGTACCCTCTCCATCTTCAACAAGACACATGAGAGTCACACTATCACTACGATTACCAATTATGGTGTCTACGGTGATGGTTACACCTTCACGTACATGAAGTACCGCCCCCGTCTGAGTAACACTAGTACCATACGTCGACGTACCAAGATAATTAGCTGTGATACTATCACCCTCACCCACAGTACCCGGCAAGAGATATACAAGTGTAGCTACCCCATTTTGTACATTACCTGTTCCGATAATGTTGCCTTCTAGTTTGAATTGTACTACTCCTTCGTTTACGAGGTTGTTGCCTCCGTGTATTACGTGAGCGGTGAAAGTGGTGTTTTCTCCCTTGTTTCCAGTTACGTTGTCGACTGTTATGGTGGTTCCTATTCTTACCCTGAAGTCTGCGGTGTCGGTGGCTTCTCGGTAGTGGTTGTTTTCCACGTAGGTTCCGTGTAATGTCCAGTCTCCGATTAGTTCATCGCTGGGTATTGTGTAATTGGTACGTGCTATTCCTCCGCTTACCGTTGCGGTTCCTAGTTGTTTTTCTGTCATACTTTTTCTCCTTTCGTTTCCATTTGTATCCTTTCCATATTTTTTTTTCTATTCATTCGGGTCTCGACTTGGATTCTGAATCAACGCACTATTCACCGATACACGCACAGTATTACGAGTACAACCCTTCACGTAAAAATAATACTTCTCCGGGTCAATACTCCCCAATGCAATAGCCTGACTAGTATACGTTGAGCCATGACCACGCCAATACAATACCAAATCCGAGCCTTCCTTACTGAATGTACATTCATTCCAGTAGGAATACGGGAAATCACGACTACTCCCGAGAGATATGTTAACATTATTCTCCTGGTTACGAGCATATGCTGACCTGCTAATACAGGAAATATATCCGAGCTTATAACCACCAGTTGTGGTGTTTACAAATCCCATGTCAAACCATCCATCACCACCACCTTTATACACGATGATACTGAATTCATCATTGTAGTATTCTAGGAGGTCGGCTAATGTCTGGTTGTACACGTAGTATTTGGTTGTCTTGAATTCCAGGTATTGACTGGTACTGTTTAGTGTGTAGTCACTACTTGTGAGAGTGGTTGTATTGCCTGTCTGTCCGGTACCACTTGACGCGTTAGGATAACTTCCCCAATTACTAGAATCAAGAAGTCCACTCCAAGGGTCAACCAACTGCTGTTGTTGTACGGTGAGTGTACCCGTATCCTCCACGCCCCGGTAAGTATTATTCTCATTATACAATGCACGGATAGTATAACTACCAACTGCTAGGTCACTTGTATCCAATTGTATACTAGCACCCCCACCGGTGACATTCACGGTTCCGATTGTTTGTTCCGTCATGGCTTATCAACCCCACCATAGTCAAGGTCATAATCCACCCGTCCTTCATCAACAGGTGCATTATTCTCATCCACAACACTGCTATACAAGTCCACTGTATCACCCTGATTAGCAGTTACATCATTCACATGGAGAAATGAATCCTGCTGCACACCATCCTCATGAACACTATAATAAAGTAGGTGGTAGGTACGTTCCGCTTGTATGGTTTCATCGTATTCGAGGAATATGTATCGTCCTCTTTGGTCAGCCACGTGGAAATGCTCCATGCCAAGGTCCTCTAAGACCATGACCTCCGATGGCTCCAACTCACACAACACATAAGTAAGATCCGCATCACGCACCCTGAACGGAGTAATATACAATACATGATCATGCACATGACCATCACCCACCAACTGGGCAATATCAGCACGGGTCGCATACTCACCATGCACATGATTCAAAGAGGAGTACCTGTCATCATGATTATGAGACACACTACTGTACATGGCGTCATGATTATGCCCAAGCTGCGAATACAACTCATCATGCCGGTGACCAAGAGGACTGAAAATAGTACGCAACTCATCCAAACCCAACAAGCCACGAACCTTATCCTCCAACTCCTTAACCAAGCCACCAAAATACTCACTCCACACACCAGTACCCGACGAGAACGACTCAAAGAACACACCATCCACATCAGCATCAACACGCTCCACCTGAGTACTATTACCCAAGCATACACTATACTGACATTCACAACGCATAATACTACGCAACAACGGAGGATGATCTGAGAGGTCATCCAAGTCAAAAGGAGGCTCAACATTTAAAGTACCCTGAATAATACCCCAACGCTCACGAAGCCCCTGATACTCATACAAGTAAGGACTAGGACACCGAGTATTACGCCTGTCAACGGCTCCACACTTTTCACCAGTAGCATTACACAGTTTACCCTCACCACCTTGATAGTTACAACAGAAGATGTAATGATAATCCTGCTCCAACTGGAACAGTTGCATAACCTGAAGTGTAATATCTGCACGTTGCTCCTCCGAGTCACACCAGATATTAATATTCACAGTTGCATGACGCTCATACAATGTACTATTCGTGGAGGGGTCAGTGTACACATGCTGAGTCGATACACCCGGGCTGGTGTCAAGTGTAATGACAGGACGCTCAGGATGTTGACTGAATTGCCTGACTACCTGAACGGGTGTGTCATCACAGTTGATGTGTCCTTGTAGTAATTCTACTAGGTATCCTTCTAGATTGTTCATACTTTATTTTCCTCCAGGTTTGTAGTATTGACCGAAGCGTGCTGTTATCTTGGCTCCGGGTTCAGTTACCTCTACTGCTCTTTGTATGTACCCCTGGGCGGGTGCGTATCGTGTGCCGTACTCGACATATGGCCAGTAGTTGGTACTGTTTTTGACCATGGCACGGGTTACTGCTTGTCCACCATTTACTTCGTAGCTGTGGCTTCTTTTCAGGTTTCCCGTGTCTACTGGTGCATATTCTATGCATTCATTGTTTAATTCAATGGTAGTCTCGGTCACTGCTTTCTTAAGGGCGTTGGCTAGTTTTTTCTCATCGAGTTTCTGGTATAATCCATCGCTTACGGTGACGTCAACTGGCATAGCTTGTCACCCCTACTGTGTACTAAGTGTACTCGCTTGTACTGGTGGAAGTGATTATACTCCTGTACCTCACCGATAATCTGATACTGATTATCATCAGGGTCAACCAATACATCCGAGTTGTTGATAGACACCTTCTTGTCAATGTATACTTTGTAGAGGTTGCCACGCTCCACACCATACGCCTTAATATACTCAGGGTTACCCTCATGTTGAAAGTCAACCAGTACCTCATCAGCGTACTCATAGCCCATGGTGGTTTCACCATACACTCCCTTATCTGTGGTGGTGTAGGTGTAACGCTTCATCGTCATGTTCGGGAAAAATATCATATCATCCTCACCCTAGCCCCATATAAGCCATGCACCGTCTGGATTACACCGTTGAGGCTGTTGTTACTGTTGGTGGTGTTGTCATAGCTGACATTCACATCACCCTCTTGTATGCTGCTGATGTTTCCTGTACCACTACTGCCACCACGTATGAGGTGTAGTGTGGCAAGCATGAGAAATTCTTTCATGGTGCTATCATTTACACCATTCCGGTACTTGACTTCGAGTAATCCTTCAAGGTCACGGTTGAATCGGATAACACCCTCACTAGTTATGTGAAGTATGTCCTCACTAGGTACATGTACACCATCAAGTTTCACGGTTACCTCATCCGTGACCACAGGGTATGACATTGTCATGTACATGTCACCCTCGAAGGTGTAGTCATACTCTGTCTCACATGATCCACTCACATAATCCTCTCCGATGAGAGTGACTGATTGTTGAATCAATTGACACAACTGTGAATCCGCGTACATTGTGTCATCAATGCCGTTTGATTGTAGGAGTGTTCTGAGACTGGTTAGGTCTTCGCTTGTTATATTGTACATGTCTTATCCACTCCTAATATTCTCTCATTTAATGTTTCCCTTTTTATTCTCCTTCGCCTATGCCGGTGATTGCACCGTTTTTCCATGGTGCGAGGTTGTGTGCTACTGTGAATGTTGCTACAGCCTTGTTGTAGGATAGGTTGCTGCTTGGTAGGTCGAATAGGCTTGGTGGTAGGAGTGTTTTGATTTTGATTGTGGATGAGTCTAGTGCGAGCATTGCGTGTGTTTCATTTGCTCCACTGCCCGTGGTTGGTACGTTTTCATCTACGAGGATTGTGAGTTCTCTTCCGTTGAGTGATTCGTAGGTGATTACTTTGAATCCGAGTCCTATGTCGATTTTGTCGTTGTATCTTCTGTATGGTGCTGCGATTTTCTTGAGTTGTTTAGCAACGAAACTGTCGGTTACTATTACGTCTGGGGAACCACCTTGGTTTTTGATTTCACCGAGTAAGTCATCAATGTCATCCTCTGTAAGTGCATCACCAGATAAGCCTTCAGTGTTAACATCACTGTCACTCCAGATACTGTCGAATTCAAGGGCGTTGCTGGTACTGTCACCGTTAAGTAATAAGTAGTCCATCTTGTTGTTCACGAGGGTGTAACCACGGCTTATCTCGGTTTGTAGGATATCTGCGGCGGTTGTTCCCATCTGTGCCATCATGGATACTTTGAATCCTGTGGCGATGGTTCTCATTGTTTCTGCTACTTCGGTGTAGCTGGTCACGGCGTAGTCTGGTATGTCACCGGTCTCAGCAATTACACTTGCAGTGTTGGTTGGGCTTTCTTCTAGGAATGATACTTTACTAGTGTTTACCATTTCTTCACGGTTCTGCATACGGAGGAATGATAGGAAGCTTGTTTCCTCGACTGTTTTGCTGTGTATTTCTGGGTCGGGGGTGATTTGCATTATGTTGGGTGCGTTGGTTGTTGCTTGTATTGCTTTGTTTACTGATTCGTATAGGTTTTTGAGTTCGTTATCCATATATAATCAACTCCATTCTTGTTTTTTCTTTCTTTTTTATTGTTGTGTTAGCATTTCTGCTAGTTCACGTGGGGTGTAGCCTTTGCTAATATCCACGTCATTGGTTACATTTTTCTTGTCATCCTTGTACTGGAATTCGGGTTCTGGGTTGGATTTGAAGACTTTCTTTATTTCTTCTCTGACTGCTTTTCTGATTTCATCGGCGAAGTTGACGGACTTGTCTTCATCGTCGTCGTCTTCGTTGTTTTCATCTTCTTGAGATTCATCTTCGTCTTCATCGTCAGATGATTTATCTTCTTCTTCATCGTCTGTCTTACCCTCACCATTTATTGCGGGAGTAGATTCACCCTCCCCTTCTGTGGTGGTGCCTTCTTCTCCCTCTGTGGTGGAGTCTTCAAGTTGACTTTCAAGAGTTTCAATACGAGACACTAACTCATTAATTTTTGCATCGTATTTTTCATCAACTTTCTGTGTTACCACTTCTGCAAGGTCTTCTCTTATTTCATTGACTGCCGTGTTAATCATTTCCTCTACCTTTTCTGTAGTCACGGCTTCATTGTTATCTTCTGCCATTTTATCACCTTCATCATTTTTTATTTTCTTTAATCCACTTACTGCATCCACAAAAGACTTAGCCACCATTACACTTCCCAGTGTTGCCTGGTCACATGGAATCGGAGTCAAACTTATCTCAGTCAACTGCCACTGGACAATATCACTAAGACTGTTTTCCTCGTATTCACAACAGCCACTAATACTAGCACCCATTATGACATCCTGGTCAAGGTAGGATTGAATCTCACCGGCACGTTCACGCAATATACGTGCCTTGAAGTGAACACCATCATCAGCTACCCATCCTTCAGTCATACGTCCGACAATACCATCCCAGTCATGATTATGATCCATATGCAAGTTGTGAAGTGGTATTTGTTCGGCGATGCTTTCTAGTGCTTGCTGTGTGACAACATCTCCGACTAGGTCTTCCATGCCGGTGTTAGCTATACCTGTGAGGTATAGTGTATTGTTGCCTTCTGTGTCCTTCGTTTGTATGCTCTTTGTGGTACATGGAATTGTGAATTGTTTCTGTATCATATTGATTTTCCTCTACTTCTTGTGTGCTTATTGGTTAAGCCATCCCTCCGACTCAGTTGGATGCTCAGCTGTCAATGTTGGTAGTACTGCCTTCCACGCACACCTACAATTAGGGTGCAGGGTAGGGTCTTCCATTGCAACCTCTATCTCAACAAGTTGTCCGGCCATTTCCTCACATTCCTCACAACAACCCGGCCCGGTGGATAATTCCACATACTCGATGCCATCACTACGGTATTGTTCGAGTGTTGCCGTGTTGGTGATGGTTGCTGTCTCGGTACGTGCGATTGTGACGGCTCTTTGTTCAGGGCTTAATCCATTGATGGGTGTGAGCTGTACCTCACGCAAGCTGGTTTGTCGTGGGTTAACTCCTTCGGCTACATCCTGTAAGATACTTCTACGGATTCCTTGGACTTCATACTCCGATGCATTCTTGACAAGTTCATACTGATTGTCACAGATACTGTTTAGAATTGCACGCTCACGTGTATTGTATTCTACTAGTCCTTCTGGTGCGTTGATGCTACGAGCGTAGTTGTATACTTGTTCGGCTATGTCAGCACCACGTGTAGCACGCTGTGTTATGATGTCTTGCCACTGGTCTTGTATTCCACTCTCACGGTAGAATGCATTGAGTTGTCCTTGGCGTTCATAAAAAAATTCCGCAGCAGCCGGCGTGGATAACCATTGAGTAGTACTGTCAACCAGTTCACCAAACCCGGCGACTATATTCTCCTCAAGCAATGCCTCCAAGCGGAGTCGCTCCGACATGCTAAGTAACCTGTAAGTGTTCATCTGTAGTAGTCACCCCAACTGTTCCTTGTGAGCCGGTCTAGCCCCATGTCATTACGGACTTCATCCACCGTCTTAATACCAGATCCGACTAGTATCTGGTTAACCTCTGCATCGTATAGTTCATCGATGATGTCCATCTGCTGATAGTGGAATCGCTCACTGAATCCATGATGCTTGAGGCAGTTGTTGAATGCATTCTCAACTTGGGTCTTGGCTCCATCGAATGTGTTTTTCCAGTCTTTCTTTTGACTGTCACCACTACCACTTCCTAGGTTGGCTGTTTCTATTATGCCGGCTAGTTGTGGTGGTACTTGGAATGTCCGTATGATTTGGTCACGTGCATATTTGAGTAGTTCAAGGTAGTTCATGTCACGGTTGCTTCGCATGTTGGTTTGTACTGTTGCTCCTTTGACTGCCATCAATGATTTTTTATTGTATTTTCGTGCTGCTTGTTTCTCAGCCGATAATCTTTTGAGTTCTGCTGTGAAGTTCTGGTCACTGATATCCTTATCATAGCTTAGTACCGTGTTTGGGTCAAGTCCATCATTGAGTAGGATGTCATTGTTGTACTTCAATGCATTGTTTTCGAGTGCTATCCAATCTGCACAGATATTAATCTTCGACAATCCCCAGACACTTTTTGTCTTTTCGGGGTTGGGTTGCCTGATGTGTATCAGGTCATCTGGTTCATAGACTACCTTTGGTTGGTAGCGTAGGCTGAAGCAGTCATTCTCATTGTTCCACATTATGTCTTCATTGTGTATGTATTTGAATCCATTGAGGACGTTGAGGTTACTGTCTGTGCTTACTTCGAAGAAGCAGTCACCCATCGCTAAGGTGCTATCCCAGATGAGGCTGTTGGTGTCGCTCCATGTTCGCTGTGATTGGTATCCTTCTGGTTGTTGGAATAATCGTTCGAGGTATCCTTTTGTGAGTTGGTCGTCATTGTCAACGGTGTCGGTGTCTAGTTGGTAGTCGCATGCGAGTGCAGTGTTTTTGTAGATTTGAAGGCATACATGGACGTCTACGTTTTTCATTGCTTGGTAGTATATAGTTGTGTTTTTGACTGTTGTGATTGGGTGTAGGTAGTCGAGTAGTTGGTTGTATTGTGTGTGTCGTGTTGTGCGTAGTGTTGGTAGTTTGTTTCGTATGTTTTGTAGTATTCCCATTTTTCTTCTGTTGCCTCCTTTTCAGTTTTTCTTGTTTGTGTGTATGTCAAGTTTTTTTTTCTCTATGCCCGCCCCTTCCTTCCATACATACACTTATGGAACCCAGTACAATGTGGTCATGTTATGAACATTGTACAGCCTCCATCATTGAAACCCCACGTGGCAGGGTTATTTTTTCTTTGTTTTTCTTAGTCATATTCTCAAATTCAATCAGTAATTCATGAACAATTTACAATCTGATGTACTATATATCTCATCCATATCTCTTGATACAAAGTTAACCACTTCTTTTACAGGTATACCAAGCCACCCAAGAGTTGATGACTTTCATCAAACCGGTGCCTCATCACAGGAGCACGCAACGAATCACAGAAATGGTCATCCACCTTATACGGCTTATCCTCACCACGACGAGCAGCACTAGCATCCCACTCATACGAGCGGATACAATCAATAGTCCTGTGGCAACGCTCATGCACACGTAGGTGATTCTTGTAGAACAAATCACCCAACACACCAATACACTCCAAGGTATCCGGCATATACTTCTCGATGTTCATCCTGATGCGTGGGTTGTAATTCAACTCTGCCTCGAAGCTTGTTGCATCATGCGATGGATAAAAGGTATTACCGGCTCCGAGTTGGTACTGGTCTTGCTGGTCTGCAATAAGTTCTACAATCTGACTATCCGTGAGGTTAACACCTGTGCTGTCGGCGTTGTGTCCTCCTTCATCTATGACATCATACTCCGTGTGGTCAGGGAATTCTTTGACGCCTATGAGGTTCCAACAGGTGGTACTACTTGCACCGTAATCTGACCCGAATTCCAGGTAATCATAATAGTCGAGTGGCTTGTCCACTGTGTAGATGTTGTTGTCATCAAAGTGTCCGTAGATTGCACCCTGACCACTCACCCATAATCCGTCAATGTATCTCTTGTAAAAGAGGCTGTCTGGTGGATAGGATGCTTTGAGGTTAGCCACGTATTCCTCCGTGAGTGTTTGATTATCTTCTAGTGTGAATGTCCATACTTTGCATCTGCCTTCTTGTATCATGTCCTCGTTTGTGATGTATTCATTGTATAGGTAGTGATTCGGGTTGGCTGGGTTGCAGGTGATGAATATCATACTACCAGGCAAGCTATTACGACTGAGTATCATTTTGTATCCGTCCTCTGTTATCACAGTGCCTTCATCGATGAGTGTTCCCCCGAAGGTTGACCCTTGGATTTTTTCATCGTCTCCTTTCTTGCCTACTCCGAATAGGCATACCGTATTACCCTCATAATAGATTTCATTGAGGTATCGGTTATGCTCAGCAGGAATACCCAACGTCGCTAGCATCTTCATGAATGGCCGTACCACATTACGTTCCAGGGTGGAGAGTGTCTTGCCTATTATCATGAAGTCTGTATTCTCACTGGTGAGTGTGTAGTGGATGAACCTTGTCAAGGCTACTATTGTCTTGCCACTACGGATAGATCCAACTGCAATGTTTATCCAGTGGGTACTACCCCGTAGGTAGTCTGTTGCTACTGGGCCGAAGGGTTGCCATTGGAATTGGTTGGTATCATTTATCACTCGGTGTTTCCTCCTTGGATTCTTGTCATTTGTTCTATGAATCTCTTTGCTGCTGGACTCATCTTGCTTGTGTCTAGTTTGTCTAGTGGTATTCCTTCGTGTATGTTTTTGATGATTGTTTGTGTGGTGATGGTGTGTTCTTTGTTGCCTTTGTGGTATGAGTCTTTGAGGGTGGTGTAGTTGGTGATGTCTTGTTTGTCTGGGATTGTTCCGTTGTCTACTTGTTGTACCATGATGTTTTGTATTGCATGTGTGAGGTGTTGGTCGTTGTCTATTATTTTTTGGTCGGTGTTTTGTCTTTGTAGGTGTGCTTCTAGGTCGTTGGTTACTAGTGCGATTGTTTGTTGTTCTATTTCTTCACTGATGTTTTGGAAGTATGCTTGTTTTCTGGTGTGGTAGTAGTATTTGCTACTCCATGTTTTTAGTTTGTCGTAGTCTATGCCCTCGTTGATACTGAGTTGTTTGAGTGTTAGGTGGGGTTGGTGGTACCATTTTTTGAGTGTTTGGAATGATTTGATGGGTTCATGGAGTTCTTTGGTGTATATTGGTTTTTGGTATTGGGTTGTTATGTCCTCCATGATGTTCTGTGTCTCCCTGTTTTTTTGGTGGGTTTGTGTGTGTTTTTACGAGGGTTTATATAGCTGTGGTTACATATCTTTAGTATTTGGATGATGGGTGTTGTTTATTCATCTTTTTTGGTTTGTTTTTTCTTACTTGTTTTCTTTTTTGGTGTTGTTTTCTTAGGGGTTTCTTCTTTTTTATCGTCTTTTGTTGTTGTGGTTTTCTTAGTTGGTTTTTCTTTTTCTTGTTGTTCGTGTAGTGCTTGGATTACTTCTGGGTTTGCTCCGTCTATTGTGCATTGGTAGATGGTGCTTCCTTCTTTTACTGTGAGTTGTTTTCCTTTTTTTTCTATGATGGTTATCATATGGTTGTTGCCTCCAATTTTTCTTCTTCTTCTTTTTTGTTTTTTTTTTCTTATCCGAGTAGGTGTAGTTGCATAATCAAGAGGATTATTGATACTAGTGCTGTGAAGAATGCACTGATTGCTGCTCCTCCGACGGCGAATAGTATTTTTTGTACTACGTCGACTCGGTGGTTTACCGCGGTTACCCTGGCGGTGTTTTTGCTGGCGACATCTTTGAGTTTGTCTATGCATTTGAGTTTTTCTTCCATGTCATCTATGTGTTGTCGTACTTTGGCCATGTTTTCCGTGGTCCTGTTTTGGCCTTCTTGTAGTGTTTGTAGTGTTTTCATGACTTCAATGTTGTATCTTCGTTGTTCTGTTTCTATTTGTTCTAGGCCTCGTTCGAGTTTTAGTTCTAACTGGTTGAGTCGGTAGTCTAGGAATCGGTAGTCGCCCGTGTTGTTATTGTTTTTCATT